CCAACCCGGACGTTGCGATTGCCTATCAGACTTTGCTTGAAGTCTCACGGGAAGTACAGGCGGAGGGATGGACATTCAACAAAGAAAACAACTTTGAGTTTGTACCCAATACAGATAATGAAGTGTTGATTCCTGCAAACATTCTGCAGATTGATCTTAGCGATGTTCCTGCTAACGTTGAATACAAAGCAAGTCGTCGCAGTGGCAAACTCTACGATCCAGTTCACCACACCTTCAAGTGGACAAACTTCACAAAACTCGAATGTGATGTTGTATGGCTATTTGATTGGGTTGACCTACCACAGCCTATTAAGGATTTTATTTCTTCTAGGGCAGCTACAATCGTCTCTAGTCGTATTGTGGGTGACGCTAACCAATATCAAATCCTTCAACAAAAAGAAGCATACACCAGGGCTATGGCTATGGAGTATGAATGTAATCAGGGTGACTATACTTATTTCGGTCATGCTGGTGACACTAATCAGTATATCAGTTTCCAACCTTACAAAGCTCTTACACGATAATGGCAGCCGTAACTCAACGAATCAATAACTACCTCGGTGGTGTATCACGACAATCAGATGACAAAAAGCTACCGGGACAGGTTCGTGAGTGTCTTAACGGCTATCCAGACCCCACCTTTGGTCTGACTAAACGGCCTGGTTTTGAGCACATCGCTAACCTGGGTACTGGCACAACGTACGATGGAGGCAAATGGTTCTTCATCCACAGAACTGACGACGAAAAATATATTGGAGTTATTACTCCTAAGCCTGTATCAGGCAACGGGACTATTGCTATTTGGAATGTAGATGGTACACAATGTACCGTGACGTACGGTTCTGGAGCACAGGCATATCTTACGGGTGACCGTGATAACTACGATGTGTTGACCGTACAAGATACGTCGATCATCACAAACAATAAAATTGTTGCAGCAAAGGTTGCAGACCCAACGTTTGTTGAAAAGACACGAGCAACTTTGGTTTTGTCTGGTGTGGCTGCTAGTTCTACTTTTGATGTGACTATCAACGGTAGTGCTATCACAACACACCACTCGTCTTCTAGCGATACCTACGATGACGTGTTGACTGACCTCAAGACTGCTATTGACGGCTTGTCCATCAGCGGTCTGACTGTAACAAAGTTTGCAGCATCTCTTGAACTTGACAGAGTTGTAAGTGGTACACGTACTGCATTTACTATTTCAGCCAAGGGTGGTGCAGATAACAGCAAACTGACTGTATTCCAAGATCAAGTTGACAACGTATCACAACTGCCAACTCAATCGTTTGACGGACATATTGTTAAGATCATCAACACCGCTAGCGCAAACGACACGTACTACGCGAAGTTTGTTGCAGATGACGGTGTGTCAGGTACTGGTTTCTATGAAGAGACACGATCACCTGCTGTTTCTTCTGGTCTTGATAAGTCTACGGTACCTCACGAACTAATCAATACTGCTACTAACGCATTCACCTTCCGACAGATAAGCTACACTGATAGGTTAGTAGGGGATGACATAACTAATTCTCATCCTAGTTTTGTTGGCGAAAAAATTCAGCAGGCTTTCTTCCACAACAATCGCCTCGGCTTCCTGTCTAAAGACAATGTGTCTATGAGCCAGGCTGGTGAGTTCTTTAACTTCTACCACGTCAGTGCACAGACTGTTGTCGATGCTGACCCTGTTGACCTTAGTTGTTCGTCTATCAGACCTGCTGCACTGCACGCTGTCATTCCTACCACTCAGGGTTTGATTCTGTTTGCTCAGACGCAGCAGTTCATTATGTTCTCTGACACTGGTATCTTGACACCTACGTCTACGATCATCCGTGCTATCTCAAACTATGAGATGGACACTAAGGTTGATCCTGTTGATGTTGGACCTAACATCGCATTTATCAGCAAGACACCAAGCTATACACGTACGTTTAGTATGGTGACTCGTGGTCAAGAAGAGAACCCACAGGTCTTAGACATTGGTCGTGTTGTCAACGAATGGGTACCAGCAACGATCGACACGTTGATTGCTAGTCCACAGAACCAGTTCATTGCTATGTCTACACAGTCAAGCGATGAAATCTACCTGTTCCGTACGTACAACGATGGGGAAAAGAATGTAGTGCAAGCTTGGTTTGAGTGGAAAGTACAAGGTAACGTACAAGGTATGGCTGTCGATAGTGACGACATGTACCTTGTTACCAAACAGGCCAGTCAGTTTACATTGACTAAAGCAAGTCTTAGCCAGTCACCCTCGCAGGCTATCATTGTCAACAACGATGGTCAGCGCGTCAACCCGTGTGTGGACCTGTATGCAACTGCATCGTCAGTTGTCTACGACTCTACCAATGAGTTGTCTAAGTGCTATCTGCCATTTAACAAAGTTACAGGTCTGACGCCTGTGCTTGTTATTAAAGGTAGTACAGCAGCAGGAAGTTTTGTTGAGTCTGGTTTTACTATTACTCCAACGCAGGACACAGACGGTACTGGAGATCACTTTATTGTACCTAAGAAAGATCTGACCAGTGTTGCTAGTGATGTTATTGTTGGCTACAAATACACATTTGATGTAGAACTGCCTAGAACTTATTTTAGACCTGACGACGCAATCACAGACTTCACTGCATCTCTTGTCATTGCACGTATGAAGTTTTCTGTCGGACTGTCAGGGGTTATGGGCTTCAAGCTCAAACAGACAGGCCGTATGCCGTACACCAAAAATTACACAGGTGACGGTACGACAACTGACTTTCCATTTACATCTACAGAAGTAAACTTTGTTGACAGAAACCAAGTTAAGGTAAAGGTCAACGGTATTGCTGAAACAAATTTTACATTCCTTAGTGACACTGAAATTAGAATCACCACAGCACCGGCTGATGGTGCAGCAATCATGATTTACATTGATGAGTGGTACAACTTGAATCCTGAAATTCTAGCAAACACTTATCTTGCAAACGACGTTGCACTGGCTGAACAGAGTGTGTTCTCTATAGCAATCCATCAGCGCACTGATAACTTCTTCCTTAGAATTTTCAACGACTCTCCTTTCCCTGTTGCGCTGAACTCTATGATGTGGGAAGGAAACTATACACCTAGATTCTACAGGAGAAAACTGTAATTATGTTTGATTTGGAACAAGGGTTCAACCCTAAGGGTTCTAGTTTAATTGACGAGCAACTTGCAGTATCAGGTATTACAAACAATATCTTAGGCATTATTAGTGCTGCTGTCGGAATTGGTAGTGCTATTATCGGTGCAAACTCTTCACGTAGAGCAGCACAACAATCTAACGATGCTGTAGAACGTCAACACGAGTACGACAAAGAAGCTTACAAAGCACGTTCTGAAAAACTTATTGCTGATCGTGATTTTACGATCGACACAATCGCAACAAAAGAGCGTAACGAACGACGTCTTGCTACGTACCAAGATGCAGCAGCAGCGCGTCGTTACAACTACGACATGATGATCCGCAATCGTGAGCAGGAATCATTGAATGCTCAGTTTGTACGATCTAATGAAATCTTCAATGAACAGATCAATTTGAATGAGCAGTCTGCAGCTAATGCGGCTCGCAACGAATTGACAGCATTGATGGAGACACGTCAAAAACTTGCATTTGACAACCAAGAGTTGATTATCGAATCACTTCGTAATCGTGGTGCTGCTAGGGCGCGTGGTGTCACTGGACGTAGTGCTGAAAAGGTAGCACAAAGCTACATGGCTGAACTCGGTAGACAGCAAGCTATTCTTGCTGAAACTGCTACAAGTGCAGCTCGTAGTACAAAATCTGCAATGCGTGAAATTGCACAAGATAAGTTCTCGGCAGACCTTGCTGCGTACGCGCAGAAGATGTTAGAGCCTGGAACTTTGCCCGAACCCATTAAACCTATTGCTACTCCAGTAGCAGAGTTTATTTATCCACGTGAACTCGAACTATTTGACTTTGGGCCTCAGCCTGTCAAAGGTGCGATGCAAGATCCAGGTGCTGCATTTGCTGGCAGTCTGGCAGCTAGCGTCGGCGGTATTGCAAGCTCTGCAATGGGTGCTTTTATTTCTAAATGATAAATGACTTCAAGCTTTAGGGGATCTGCCGTACGCGGTAGGTTCCGTCGTCAAGATCGTGGCGATGCTGGCTTAGCTGAGCTGCGTCGTCGTGATCAACAAGTGATCAATTCACTTAAGCTGCAAGCAGCACGTACAGAACAACGAGACAAGAACTTTATCTCTAGCACGCGGCAAGCAAATGCTGTTGCTGCACAGAATGTACAAGAGGTAAAAGCTCTTGAAGATAAAATTTACAGCAACAGACAGCAAGCTATTTCAGAACGGGCTCAACAAGAGTATCGTAAATCAATAGCAGAAGCACAACAACTTGAAAGGCAAGCACAGCAGCTCGGACAATTTAGTCAAACGTTTGGCAGTGTAGCTGCACAAGCTGCTGTCAAAGCTTTTAAGGATGCAGAAGACCGCAAAGAAGCACAAGAAAAACAGGCTGGTCAACAGGCTGTAACTGCAAATGCACAAGCACTAAGCGAAGCGTTTCGTACAAATGATCAAGAACGTTTTGCCCAGGCAGAAGCTGTATCCGCTAATCCTGAGTTGCAACAGTATATCCTTGGTACATCAGCTAACGTAGACCGTTCAGTTGGATACCAACGGGGTATTGTTCTTGGTCTTAACAAGCGTCTAGAGAATGAGTTTGGAACAGACCTGGAAAGCATTTTTGAGTCCAGAGGCATTTTTACACGTACTGATGCAGACTATAATCTTGCATTCAATACTTATATCGATACTGTCCTTGGTGCAAACGGACTTCAGGACAGCAAGCTTATCGAAGTCGAAAACTTCAAAATTGCTGCTACTACTAAACTACAAGCTCACAAAGCTAAGCAAAAACGCGCAAGTATTGTCGAACAAAACAACCGACTTATCAACAGTCGTCTTGTAAACTGGCAGTCTGCAAGCACTCCTGAAGCACGTAGAGAAGCCTGGGAGGCACTTGTTCGCACGTACGAAACTACACGTGACAAAGATGGTGTCCTGAGGTCAACCTCTGCTGCTGTAGGTCTTGCCTACAAAGACATCGCAGATCTACCTGACACTACTGACCAAGAGCTGCTTGACATCAAAGGTTACGACGGTCTTTCCTATAAGCCACAGCAAGGTAAACAACTCCCGCTTGGTGAACGTTTCCTGCGTCAGCTCCAGGAAGGTGATGATGCACGCGATCAACGCATCCAAAAACAAAACCGTGCAGTCAATGCACGTAACCGACGTGAAGACCTAGCAAACGCTTCTGATCTTGAAAATTGGGTCAACGGTGAAGGTCTGTATGCAGAGGGTCAAGAACGAGCTGATCAGAGTTGGGAGAGTCAAGGCTATAGCCAAGAGGCATTGCAAGAAAAACTTTCTTTTGCTAAGGCTAACGGCTTTACTGTATCGACTGACTTCTTGTCAGTACAACAATCTAGACTTGGTGATTTTAACGAGTCAGAAATTACTCGTCAGCTTGCAGGCGCAAGTGCCTCCGGTGACTACAGCTATCTGAGGTATCTACACGACAATGCTCCGACTTCTATGAAGTCAGAGATCAAACGTAAGTACCTGCCTGAGATTGCTGATTGGGAGAAGCTCGGTGTCACTGACACAGATCTAGAAAACCGAATGAAAGCAGCGTTGCGTCCAAAACTAAACGTGTTTTCTATTGATAAAACACTGCATGAAAGTTTTCAGCCGACTGTCGATATTGCTGTTCAGCAGTTTTACCAAGAGTATCGCAAGGCGGAAGGCGACATTAACACTAGATTTGACAAAGCCCTAACAAATGTTATAGATGACATTAACGACGGCAAAGGTAGTTACGGTGTTACTGAAGTAGATGAATCTAGTGAAGATATTACACAAGCTTTCTTCACTACGCAAGCTGTAACAGGTCGAACGCTTACAAAAGACGATATTCAAAAGTTTAATAAAAACAGTAATTTTACAACTACACCTGCATTCACAAAGGACGTTTTTAAAAGAATGGATGCTTCTATATCTCAAGGTAATCCTGTGTTTGCTACACGTGAAATGCGTGCATTAAGTCAGCAAACTGGCAGACCTATTTACGAAATTTTTAACGAACACGCTGAAGCTTTCAATTCTAAAACTCGTATGCGTCCTAATGCAGCCGACATTTACGCTGCCCCTGTCGATGACTCACGTATGGGTCGCCTCAAAGAATACATGCTGAGAAGCGAATCTTTGGGTGAATTGTACCGCCTTGAAACTTACAGAATCCAAGCTAATGCCGGTGTACGTCCTACAACTCTTCCAATCCAAAGCACTCTTGAATCTGCTGAACTTGTTCAGCCACACACCAGCCCTACTACCGGTGATGGTTTCACTGTCATGATTGACGGTCAGCCTGCCAAAATGGGCAACAACGCAGATTTTGTTGTTGGTGAAAAGATGGCTCGTGCTTTGACCTCACTAATGCGTCAGTACCCTGATTTTAGAATCTCTGACATTAACAGCGGACAACGCACACCTGAACACAACGCGAAGGTTGGTGGTGTTGCTAATTCTGCACACCTCAGGGGTAACGCTATTGATGTGACTGTTGGTTCACCTACCTGGAATCTTCTTAAAAGACATGGTGGTGAGTATGGCATTAAACTAATTCCTTACTACAGTAACGGTGAACTTATCCAATGGCATTTTGAAATCCGATGAACGATCAATTTTACACAGTTCCTACAGAGGAGGATCTCACAGTTGAGCAAAAACTTGACTTACCAAAAACCTCTCCATTTTTTGAAGAGCCCTCTGCAGAAGAAATTGAAGCGGAAGGCGGACTTCAACCAATTACACGAGAAGAACAAGTTCAACAGAATCTAGGTAACAAAACACCACCTGAAAACCCATCAGAAATTGTATCTGAAAGTGAAGCTGCTAATGCTGCTGCCATTGGCGAAAAGCAGACTGTAACGCTGCCTCTCGATACTCGTGCCAAGCGTATGCAAATGTGGGACGAGATGCGTGAGTGGCGCGATATGGAGCCTGGTGAAGCTCGTGACAAAGCAGAAAGAAACTTCTACCAACGTTATTACGGAAAGGATGAAGGATACAAACCCAGAACATTCCAACAAGAAATTGGCGAACGACTTAAGACATACGACTCAGCAGCTAAAACTGTTTTAGGTATTGTTGCAGACCTGCCTATGGACATCATTGGCAATCTGCCTTTTGGTGCTGCATTAGATGATGCGTACGACGAAGCAACAAAACTAGACAACCCTGGACATCAATTTATTAGAGATGTAATGGGTCTTGTCGTGCCATCTATGGTTGCAGGAAGCGGCATTGCTAGTGGTATTGGCATGTCAAAACTCAACCGTATTGAAAAGTTTTTAAGTGCTGCTGGTTTGACAACTGGTGCTGATTTGTTTATCACAGCAATGAGCGACCAGAGCGAGGATGACAATGCATTCCGTGCATTGCAAGACCTTGCACCTAGCGTGTTCGGTGAAAAAGGACTGCTACCTATTCCCGATTCTTTGGTAACTCTTGACACTGACACAGCAGAAGTACGTCGTCAAAAAAACCTGTACTCTGATGGCTTGCTTTCTGTTGTTGGTAACATTATTGGTTATGCTGGCTACCTAAAAGGTGGTAGAAAACCAAAACTAGATTTTGTCGAACCTCTAGACGACACTGCACAGCAGTACGTTGCACGTGAGACGGCACGCACTTCTGACACCAACATTCTGGTAGAGATTGCAGAAATCGACGAAGTTCTTAAAACTGGCAAAGGTGACAAAAAGTTCATCCAGTCGCTAAAAGATAAGCGTGCTGAACTGATGAAAAAGGTTGACAGCTACGAAAGCCTTGACGATTACCTTCGTGCAGTAGAAGAGGACGTCGCAGCACAGACACACAACGCTGGTGTCAACAAAGCTGCACGTGACCCTGACAATGTTGATTTCGATCCAGATGTCAGCCC